TCATACCTCATTCTGGTAATTCATAAGAAGCTTCCTCATTACCTTTACTAACATTATTGTTATCATTTCTATAATCAGCAGAAAATCTATAACACAAAAGTTCTAATACTCTAACAGGTTTACATGCGAAAGAAAGGTAATCCAACAGCTTATTTACTAGCACTGTCTCAACATTATCTTGTGATTTATCAGCAGAAAAGAAGACTTCTTTATATACTCCATCATATCTAAAATCACACAAGTCCTTATTTTTGCTTCGTATTGCTTTCTTCGTATTTTGATAAGCAACATACTCTTCAGTTAACCGAACATCCAAGTACTTGACATAAACAGTCGAATACAACCAATTTATAACAATACGCATCACTATGGGAACAAGAAACACCAAAATTATCAATATTCTTGCCAAGAATGTAATAGATACATTTTTAGAAATGGCAAAGTCTTTCATGCTCAAAATTTTCAGAGAAGCGTTAGAAGTCAAATATAGCCAAACAAATGCAGCTATCACTGCAAATATGTACCTAAACCAGACTTCCCACCATCTTTTCCATTCAAAAGCCCCTATAATATATAATCCAAAAACCATTGCCATATCCATTAATATAACAAAACAACATATACATTGATTCGTCTCTGACAGCAATCCTTCAAAGGCAAAATATATCAAAAGAGAAACACAGAGCATAAGATAAAAAGCCCCTTCTCTTCTTGCGCTTGTATCAATCTCAACAGACCTATTTTTTATTACATTTAGAAGTTCTTGCTGCTTTGGCGTACTCAAAGCGAAATCAAATTTTTTCAAGGCATTTTCCACAACAGCAAAGACATCCGGAGTCCAAAAGCGATTGAACATCATATTATCTATAGCAATTGTCACATAAAGAGCAGAGAAGAATTGTACTATAGTATTCAAATCACTTAACATAACTTACTTTTAAAAAGTTGTTCTATTATTTTTTGTGTTTCTTCATTGACGGTATATTCATATACACCTTCTACATTTTTATTACCATCAGAAGTTATCTTAGCCTGATAAGAAGGATAATCATTACCTTTAGATTCATTATTTTTCCAATTTAGAGGTCTTAGATTTTTCACATCATCTATCAAGGAAACATCACTTATGCTTTCTGACAATTTTGACTTAGGATAAATATGATCAATTTCCCAACCAAAAGGGGAAGTTCTATCTCCATACTTTTCTCTAATCATCCATGCCCCACAAGCATCCTTTCTATAACATTTTTCATTGTAGCCTTTAACTACTTGACCTTTATTCCATATCACATCAAGTCGTTCCTTATCATTTTTTTCCATATTTCCTTATTTTGTAAACCACCAATACAGCGTGCCCACTATTTATCAGTGGGTTAGCTGTACCTGGATTTTAAAAAAAGTTTCGATTTTTTATTCTTTAACTTTAGGCAGCATGCTGAGGGAGCTCAGCGTCCTTGCCATCGTAAGCGTCCAAAAATGTCACAACGCCCCTATTTGCGGGCTTTTTGCAAAGCCCGCAAATTTCATTTTTAAATTTCTTTCACTAAAAATTTCATTAATCCAAACAGATTGTCATCGGAAGCAGGTTCTCAGCAGTTTTCAGCTTTCTCTTTGTATCAGTAAGCTCTTGCCTGTTTTCTTGTAATTGCTGAAGCTAAAGATAATTGTTGAGTCATAGTATAAATATTACTGAATATGCATTCCTTAGGTTCCTCAAATCTCAGTTTTTCCTCTGTGATTCAAGCACTTAGAGAATTCCGCATTACAATATTTCATACTTTTTATCCTCATCTCTAACAAAAGAATGAGATTCATAATGCAAAAATAGATATAAATTATGGATTTCGCAAGTTTTTTATATTTTTTAACAGTAAGTTGAACTTCATACCTACTTTACTTTCACAAACTTACACTCCACGCTGCATGCCATTGCTATCAAACCTTCTATCAACACTATGAAGCGCTTGTCCTTCGCCCCCTTCACTCGCTGGTAATAACCAGAGATGCCAGCAAGTGGGCCATCGCCGATGACCACCCTTGCATTCTTCCGAAGCTGCCCCATCGTCTGGGGAGTGAGAAACTCGGGCTCGTCATAACCGTCCGACTCGTAAAGACGGATGAAGTCATCCATCTGTCTCTGTGGCACAACTATCGGAGACAAGGGATTTAGAATGAACTGCAGGATGTCCAGCCCCTTCTTCACCTTCATAATGCCATTGTAGCTGTCATGCACGAAGACAAAGTTGTGGATAGCCGGCTCCTCCCACGTCACGATTTCACCATCCCGAATCTCCTGTCTTTTCTTCATCGGGATAAAATTCTCTATATGGTGAGCATCCAAGAGTGCCTTGGCCTTCATCTCCCGTCGAAAAGGAGAACTCATTGCATACCACAAGATTTCATTGGGATCACAAGATAACCTCATACCGTCTTTTGTTTGTTTTCTAACAGCTTACTTCTCTTTAATAGCAGAGAGTAAAGTAAGTTCTTTATTTTTCTTGCCAACCTATCGTTATTTATTTTGACGAAAGTAGCAAAGGCAGTATTCACTCCCTCATACAGCGGTTGGAAATGAGAATTGGTTATGAAGATAGCAGCCATACACTTCATCATATCCAATGAATATAAACACTTCTTACTTAAATCGTTCATAGATATCTTCCATTTTTTTATTTATACAATCAATATTAAAGGTAGTATGAGCCAACTCTAATGAAGCTTGAGCTATTTTTTCACGCAGAAAGTCATCACTAATCATTTTCTTTAATTGGCTTGACAACATATCTACATCACCCACAGGGAACACCAATGCATTCTCACCATCAATTACAATGTCAGGCAATCCACCTACAGGAGTAACCACACAAGGTATGCCATAGGCCCAGGCATCAAACATCTGTTTTTCTATTTTGCAGAGGATAGTAGGAAAGCTATTCCTTACTTCATGCTAGATAGCGAAGTCTGGGAGAAAATCTTCCAACTGGTATCCCTTACCCATTCTGACCATTATATACTTTAATACCCAATTAAATCCTCTTTCATCTTTGTATGCAGCTCTGTACCCAAAGCTTCGCTTCTGGGTTTGCCAAAGAATGAACGCTTTAGTTCCTCTACCGTTCCAAATCCCATACGCTCCATCTCTGCCAACTTATCATCATCGAAGTTCTGTTTGTTCTTCAGCAATTGACAAGCAGTAGAATTCAGACTTTGATATCTTTGTTCTAAACCTAGGGTATCTTGATTAACCACCATATTTCCCTCTGTATGAAGCCCGATTATGAAGTCTGTTTCTGATACTGCAGTATAATTCACACCAATCAGGTGGTTTGAATAGAAATAAGAAAGATTTTCTATATTAGCCTCATAAGGATTAGCAGCTACCGGATTCGTCATTTTTAGCTGATTACAAGATTTACAACTTGGTATCAAATTGTAAAAACACATAGCCAAAGCTGGATACTCATCACTCCCTTTAGGATAGAAATGGTCAAACTCTATAGTACGTTTCGTCTGAGTACCCTGCATCACTTCAACTACATCCAGAAACTCATGCTCGCAATATGGACAAACCTTCAAATTCATCTTCTCAAACAAAGCATACGAATTATATGTTTCTTGCCGATCAACATATTTCGAGATACCATTTGAGAATCTGTTTATATACACCTTCTTCATATAATCAAATTTCAGAAGCTTAGGGCAATTAGCCACCCAACTGGCAAGAGTCGAGCAATCGGCCAGCACAAATTGTTTGAGCCAATCAAAAGTGTCATGTCTAAAATCATACTCCTTGTCATAACTTTCAAATCCAGGAAGATCTATAACCTTCTGATAAAAGTCCTTGCGTTGTTCCTTGCGCATGATATCTGCCACATAACTTTTTATCGCTTCATAATGAAGCTGCTTCAATTCTTCTATATTCGGGAATAATAGTCTTATCATCTTATTGCAACTTTTCCAACAACATATATAATCCGCAAAACGAAATGTTTGCTCATTTTGGAACGAAACGCTATAAATTGAAAAACGAAACGCAACTTTTCAAGGTTATCCCCCATACCCCAAAATTTCAAAAAAATCGACCGGCTTCGCCGGAACGAAATACATTTGAAGGCAGTTAGAACACCATCCTAACTGCCTTCTTTCGTTTTGTCGCTTCGCTCCACGCTTTGACGCTTTGCGTTTACGCAACCTCGCTTATCGACTTGAACGCGCTGACGCTTTGCGCCCAGACGATTTGACCGCGGAAGGCCAGGCGTGAGCCGACAAACGCATTCGCACTCGCCGCACCGCAAAACGCACTCGCACCCACGACACCGCCATACGCACCCGCATTGTCGCACCCACGATAAACCACACGGCTTGCTGCTGTGCTTATCCAGTAGTAATCACTATAATATGTGCTTGATGAACCGCCCACATTACCAACTGGTACAACGTCCATGTATTTGCCATGATAAACGGATGTAACCCATGTGCTGTTAGTCGTACCTTTGACCATGCGTGTACTTCCGTCAGGCATCCAGATGCGCCACTTGCCAACATTACCACTGTCATTAGGCAAATCCACATTGTCCATCATATCATACTTGTTGCCAAATATGTCTTCATAACCCAAACAACAAGTATTGTTCACTTCCTTGACATCAACGGCTCCATATTCACCATTAACCTTGTACCAAGCGTATTGGTACACCAAGTTGTCAATGAGCGAATTTGTGACATTTGCGTTGATTGCCTTTGCAGCCTTGTAGCCAATGGTGTCAGTCATACCGTATGCCATTGTTCCGCCTGTAGTTCTCATGTTGGTGTGCTGACCTGCTCCACATTGATCTTGGGCATCCCTACGACCATACTTGGCAAAGAACAAGTTAGCAATGGCACTGTGCATACTTGCGTCAATCTGCTGCATACCACGTTGAACACTGTAATAATGGAAGTCGCTCCATGCCATGTTTGCTGTGGTGCTGCCACCAGTAACCACAGCCCTAAGTTTATCACCCACAACGGAACTTCCAACAGTTGCACACAAACAATCATCCTCATTGACCCAATCGGGTTCCATATCCTCAATCTTGTCGCTGTTGCTCAATACCACCTTGTCAAACTCAGCGGTCTGCAATACAGTAAAGTTGAGGTATGTCGCATCAGAAGGAATGTCGGAAATCAAGTACATACCTGCCTCAAACTTATTGCTAAGTGTTGGCACAACGATGGTTTTGACTACCTTTCCCGAATCATCCGTGAAAATGCTTCCAACAAGATTGCTGCCTGGCACAGAAGGAAAACGAACACGCTTATAGCCTGATACAGACACACGACAAACGGCGTAGCTGCTATCTGCTGTATATGAGTTTTGCAAGGTGTTCTTGCCACTCATTACCTTATATCCTTTGCGATAATTACCACCATTTTGTATTTCACTCAGCAAAATGACTGTTGCTTTCGGAACAGATGGCATGGCAACATTACTACTGTAACAGCTATAATGCTTACCATTCAGGTAGTCATTGATTCCCTTGATCCATCTGTGAGGCTCGAACATCATAATGTCGCCCTCTGAGCCATCCAACTTTGCTGCGGTGCAATTAGCCACCTCTGCTGCATCTGCATAATAATTGGAGTTCTCATCATGCAATGGATATATGGTGACAATGCCATCAAGATTGTTTGCAATGGTATCAACACCAGCTATCTTGATGTTTCTTGTTGTAGGCTTCTTTGTAACCTTGGCAAGAACACGATGACGCTTCCTCAAAAGTGCCGTGATGTGACCACTTGGCACATAGTCATTGCCATACTTATAGCCTGTCTTATTGTCAAGGTTGGACACATTGGCATCATCCGCAACAGTGTCATCAAACTCAATCATCGTATATTCAGGCTGGATGATGTTCAGTTCAGGGAAATGTTCCTGCCACTTCTTGTATTCGTCATCTGCTATGTATGAAGTAAGGCGATAAGTGCCAACCAGACGGCATGAATCTACATTGCCACCATTTTCATCAACACCACCCATCGAAAGCATATTCTTTAGCATGGTTCCGTCACCTTCCATGTCTATGCCTGTAATTCGCAGATATTTCACTTTGCTGCATCTGCTGTAAAGTGTCTGCCAATTTATCAATGGGCAATTATCCACAACCAGACGTGTGACATTTGAGGTTCCTTCAAGTGTGAGGCCAATGTTTGTGAGTTTGCTCAGATAGCGAAGTTCCAAGGTCTGTAATGTTGAAGGCAATACAACTGTCTTCAATGGTGAACCCTGTGCGAAGCTCACACCTGTCAAGGCACTCTTTCCTGCACGGAATGTTTCCAATTTGGTGTTTGCACTTAAATCAATGCCAGTGAAGCTGGTGGACTTCAAACCTGTCATATTAAGCGTGCGAAGGTTCTTGCATCCATTCACAAGTAATGCGTTGAGCGTTGTCTGTGTCGCTGCACAACTTACGTCAAGCGTGCGAAGTGCCGAACAGTTGTTAAGGTTCAACGTCTGCAATATGGCATGGCTTACGTCCGTGAGGTCAAGCCCCATGATGCGACTTGCACCATACACATATTGTGGATCATTCACAATCAAGTCGGTGTCAAGTGTAAGTTGCACTATGCTGCCAGCGTCTTCTGCCAGGACCGCACTCTGATGCGGTGTGCCACTTGTATAGCCATAACCGAAATAATAACGTTCACTTGACGTTATCTTTATCTTTCGGTTGTCGCTGCCAAACTTATAGCCAAAGTAAGCTGCAAAGCTGTCCTTTCGATATGTGCCACACACATATTGGCTATCCAGCAGCGCAAAGCGGTTTTGGATGGTGAATGTGCGGTGTGCGTAACGGCTTCCCTGCAAGGCATAGAGGTAATTGTAATAGCTCGTTCCATCCGCTGATGTTACGCCTTCCGTCAAAGGAGTGATATACTTGTATATGCCATCCTTGTTGTAGATGCGTTCACACCAGTTGCCCATCTGTTCCACATTGAACATATTAAGCACATATTCGAGGCTCATGTTTGAGCGAATCTTGTCAGCCACCTCTCTCAACTTGTCTGGGCATCCTCTGACAAGTTCCCAAAGAACACTGTCATGTCCAGCGAAGGCATAGGAGCCAATGCTTTCATCCAAGGTCTCCCATGTAATGGTATAGTCATACTTCAAGACGGAATCATTGCGTTCACCAAAGATGGTGTCCATGTCGTATGGGATGAACTGCCAGTGAAGACCGTCCCATGTGACAAGCATCATATTCTTAGCACGGTTATCCACAGCCATGAAATAGTCCGTTATCACATACCATGCAAAAGGGCTGTCATTGTCAAAGTAATCATTGTACTCTGCATAGAACTTGCTTGGATTTCCCTTGCATGAGATAATCCACGACCAAAGACGCTTGACCGCTGCCTTGTCTTCCTCATTGGCGGTTTCCCAAGTGTCATCAGCCTTGAAACGGAACTCCAGAGCATCGGCAAATGAAGCCATATCAGCCGTGCCAAACAAGCAAAGTGCCTCAGAGTTGTTCAAAAACTCCAAGCAGATACATTTGTTTCGCTGTCCGTTCAAAGCTGCTGCATCATTGAAGCCCTCAATGCCCTCAAAGCCATAGATGGCTGCACTGCCACTTTTCTCATTGTTGAAATTGTACTTGCCGAGGTAGATGTTTTCACCAGTGTTGTCATTGTCATAGAACAAATCAATAGGGAAACCATCCACGCCAATGCGGACATCATAGTTGCCTGTATATGCCTTTTGTGGTGGTGTGAGCCATCCGCAACGCTTCCAGATGTCATTGACTATCTTCACGGCTCCAGTGTTATGAGTGGAAGAGGAATCAGAGAAATCCGCTTTCAAGCAGAAAATATCTATCGGACGTGCGCCTGGCTTGAATGAATAGGTGCAATCTGGAACTTCCACACCATTCACATACAGCTTGGTTCCATACTTGCTTGAACGGCTGAAATACAAGCGGTAGTTCTTTCTTGGATATGTGGTTGATGATGTTCCCTGTATGCGCAATCCACACTGGTAGATGATGAAATCATATTCCTTGCCATAGGCTGAATAGAAATAGATGTCAACAGGCACTTCAAACTTCTTGTTGTTGGTCTGATTTACAAGATTCACATCGCCCACGATGCGCATCACACTCTTGCCCTTGGCTCTGAGCTTATCCATATCAACGTCCGTACCTTCATCGTTCATCACCTGGTTGTTCTCGAACAGCACAACCATTTCGTCAGTGGTAGGACGATCCACCATGTAGTTGGCAAGTTCTTCATCATCGCCAAGCGCACGGTTATAGACACGGATGTTTCTCAGTTCTACATCTGCGCTATCGCTTCCCACCTTGATATTGACAGGTGTCGATTGCAAAAGGCTGTCGGTGTTGGCATACTGCTTCGCACCGCAAAGAATACCGTTCACATAGAGTTCCAGCAGACGGTTGCCAGACTTCTCTTGCACGACAAAGGCAATTTTCAAGTTCAAGCCACTTGCAAAAAGTGTATTGACCTCTGTACCTGCCCCTGTTCTCATTATGGCCTCTTGTGTGGTCAGCTTGAAGCCGACATTGCCATTCATGCAATCAATGACAACGCCGTTTCTGTCAGTCACGTTGGAACACATCAGTTCCATTTCATAAGTGGCTCCAGTGGTAGTGGCATCACTCTTGAATGGTGTGTAACCAATTTCAATGTTTGCCCCATTGGTCAATTTCAAAGCGTCACCAGTCCATCCGTTACTCTTCCAGTCGAAGCCATTGAATGTGGTTCTAATGACGTTATAAGTCCATTCGGACGGCGTGCTTTCGCTGTTGCTTCTGCCAGATGCTGTAAGTTTCAACTGCAAGCCTGATGTCGTCTCATTCAGGTCAATGCCACTTTCATTCACGTCTATATAGAAATTGTATTCAGTGACACCACACTTGAATTTCATCTGATTGGTTCCCTTTTCGAGGAAACGGTTTGTATATACTTGCGTGGTTCTTGGAACGCTTACGTTCTGAGTTTTGATGTCATTGCGATATACTGCCAAATCCGCTGGTGTTGTGGTTGGGTCGTATGCGACAAACTCAAACTTCACTTGCTCATATTGGCCAACTTCCAATGTCGGTGTCAAGTGGTTGGTTGTAAAGATGCGACCATCCGAGTGTGTCATCATGGTTCCGATAAATGGTGAAGTGCTGCCAGTTTTCAGGATATCCATGTAGATGCTATCACTCTTCAATGTCAAGTCAGCACTTGCCTCCATTTCCGCAACCATCTGGATGGTGTGCCTTCCAACACTGAATGCAGTCATTGACAATGAGAAACTGCTGTTGGTCGTTCCGCTTCGTGTTATGGTATGGACATTCTGCTGCTTGCCATCCACATAAAGCGTCACCACCTTGGTTCCCGAGCCACTTATTGCGTATGGAATACTGATGGTCTCGTTTGTCCCATAGCCACCCTTTGCAATGGCTTCTGCAAGGTTGAAACTGCTTGTCAGGGATAACGTCACGACCTTTACGCTCACATAGCTCTGTTTCATCTGCTTCTTGCCAGTTGTCGGATCAGTAGTGGATGCTTTTACATATATGTCGGTTGTACCAACCTGCAAGTATTTGGAGAGGTCAAGCGTATAACTTCCCTTGCTCACATCCTCGATGGTGTCATGGTACATGGTGATTGAACCACGTTTCATTTCAATCTCAATAGTTGCTTTCTGGCCTGTTGACGTACCTTTCTCATCACCGCTGCTATATTGGTGGTCGTAAGAGTATGTGAGTTGCGCACTGCCACCTTCCTTGATGACACTGTTGTTGACGGATGCGCCCAATACAATCTTTGTGGTGGAAGTTTCACCACCACCGCCACCTTTTCCTGCTGGTATGTCCAAGCCCACGACTTCCGCACCACTCTTGTTGGTTAAGGTAAGATGTACCGTGCTTTCATCCTCACTAAGTTCAGCATTGCCACCAAAGATGGTGTTTGCCTCCACCTCATTGAGCTTCGCCGTCACTGCTGAGTTCTGCACAGGGTTCGTGCTGTTTGCGTCAAGACTTTCATCAACCTCAGTTTCCTTGATGGTCACATTCACGTTGCCAGTGGAATCAGGTGTTTGCTTCGTGCCATTTACCGTTATACTCTTGACAGTCCCTGCACCGCCGAAATCTTCCCAACTTGAAATTGATTCCCAGCTTGAAAGATTCGTGCCAATGAATTGCTTGGTCTCCCACTTGCCTTGTGATACCTCATAAGTTATGCAACGTCCCTTGGCACGCTGCTTTTCCTCCACTGCTTTGATGGCAGTGGCAAGCGTATAGTAACCGTTTTCAAGCGGAACTTGCTCAGTCACATTGTACGTGTTACCGCCACCGCTGCCACTGATTTCAACAAGGTCATTTTCTTCATCGCTCCAAACATAGAGAACATCACCACAAAGATAAACCTTGTTTTTCTGTATGCTTGAAACATCCTCACCACGGTACAATTCCGCATTGGGAACACCTTCAACAGCCCAGTTGCCGTAATACTTGCCACCCACATAATAGGCAAATTGCTTTTGGCTCTGCACATAGACGATTACACCGCCCTTGGCAATGGATGATTGAAGTTGTATTGTGGCAGATTCCACCATATAGGAAAAACGTGCCGTTGCACCATTGAAAGCAGCCTTGGCTACATTCTCGTATTTAGCCACAACCTCAGATGCAGCAGCCACAGCACTATTAGCTTCTTCCGCTGCATCAGAAGCTGCTGACGCGGCTGCATTGGCTGCACTTGCAGCAGAATTTGCGACCTGTGTGACAGAATACACGGTTTGTGCTGCTTCCGTTGCTCGTTGAGCTGCTAAATTGGCATTCGCCACCGCATCCTCTGCTGGTTTCGTCAATAATTTAACAGGCGCACTCACAACTTCCTCACCTCGTAAGGCAGGAAGGCTCATAATACCATCAAGGGAATCCACTTGCTCAAGCTCATCGACACCTTGCGATTCTGCTTTCATCAAGTTGATTAACTCTTGCTTTTCTTCGTTTGTCAATGCCATAGTTATTCGCTTTTATCAATTTGACAATTAAGTTGCTCGTTCAGACCATCAATAAAGCCTGGAACACAGAACTGTTCCGCTATGCCTTTTATCAGTTTTATCTCTTCTGGCTCATATTCCACGCTGCCATTGCTCTTGAATATCTTCATGGCAAGGACTTGGGCGCGAATGCCATTTATACCTGTGTATATCATATCCGCAAAACGTTCCCTTACATCGGTTGTTTGTGCCGTCTTGTGGCTGATACTGGTGTAAACTTTGAATTTTTCGAAATTGATTTTCATATTTTTGTCTTTATTGTGCATTTCCTCCAGTTACTATCCACATACCTTTTTGCAAGACTGCGTTGTTATTGACAATCTGCCATCTTGGTACGTACATGAGCGTTATTGTATCATAGCCGTACAACTTATCTCCATTGGTGAAGCTGTCAAGCGTATAGTTCTTTGTCTTCCAATGTATGAAAGTCTCGTGCTTTTTACCCGACTTGTCGTAGCAGTAGCCTGGTTTGATCGCAAACGAGTAGTAACCTGCACTCATAGCTGCCACCGCTAATGTTACTTGATGGCCTTCATCGTACCATTCCATATCAGGAAGGATAAAGGTCATATCGTAAAGGGTTTCATTGTAAATAGCCACCACTCCTTCGTTTCTGTCTAATTTGTAATCGGTAGTTGATACAATGTTCGTTTTCAAAGCAAATCCTTCTATACAGCCTCCCATAATTGAAAGGGCAATGTTTCGGTCTGCGTTTTTTGCAGAAAGCACCATTGCATAATTTTGCCCAAGGTTATCATATTCAAACCAACGGTTTTTGTTCTCGTTTTGAAAACGTGCCACAGCTCTTAAACCGCTTGAAGCTGGCAGAAGGTTTCCTCCAATTCCTGCGAAAGCTCCTTGGCTGTCATTGCGCAATATGATATAGGCATCACCATCAAAATTCTTGTCATTGGTCAAACCGTTTCCTTCAATGGTAAAGCCACCAATACATCCAGAAGTGGCATTCACAAGTCCCTCGAAAGTTCCGCTTTTTGCCACGATGCTTCCATCTTCGAGAATCTTGAAATTTTCATTGGCTGTCACAATTCCTTCAAGCTTGATGTTGTCGGCACTAATATGCACGCCACTTTCCAGATTTCCGTTCTCATCCTTGGTGACAAATGCGGAAATGTCGGCTTTCTTCACGATGTCCGTATTCTCTTCCACCGCTGTAGCAAACAATCCTGCAAAAGATTCTATGCTGACATAATTACCAAATGCCTCATTCAGACTTTTGATGTCCGAGGCATATTCACTTCCAAGCCATCCTTGAAAATCGCTTGTTGTCACCAGTCCTGCTTGATTTCTCAAACTGCCATCCTCATTGAACCGTTGGCTTATAAGTTCGTTATACTTGGAGCTGGTTATGATGTCACTTTCTTCCAATACATTGCCGTCTTGGTCGAAGTTCTGTGCTGCAATCCTCACAAGTTTCTCACTTTGCTCGAAAAGTGTCTTATACTTGTAAGCCAAGGATTCCACACGGTCAGTTGAGAGTATGAGCATATACAGATAGATGTCACCTGTGAAACTCAGCTTGAAGTCGCCTGTACCATTCCAAAGGCCATTGCAAGAATATTGCTTATAGCCATCAGTTTCAGCAATTTTCTCTTCAACGTGCATAGAGTTGAAATTTTCAAAGCCAGTTTTATCAACATTCTCAAACTCCACGGTCAGTGTGCCAGCCTTGGCACATCGGTAGAAGAACGTGAGGAAAACAGGAATGGCCTCTTTGGTTCCGTCTTCTTTTGTTGTCATTGGTGGAATGCTCTGCAAGTTGGTGTTCTTTTGGCTGATGTACTTGTTTCTGATGCGTACAACAGTTCTGCCCATGTCCTTGCAGACACTTGCGCTGTTGCCACGTTTCGACAAAGCCTTTCCGTTAGTCCATATCCAACGATTGCCAGCGAGGAAGAAAACAGTTTCGTTCTCTGTTGCCCATTTGTCCATGCCATCAGAAAAGGCTGGATTGTTCAAATAGCCTCGATCACTTGCAAAGTCCTGTCTCAGTCCTTCAACAGCGGATTCAATCTTTCCTTCCGTTATCTCAAACTTTGTCTTGATGTCTTCACCAGTCACCAAGAGGAACGTGCCTCGTAAGTAGGCATTATCGGAATACAGACCATTTCCATGTGGTTGGTTGTTGGAAGGAAACCAATCATCCTTGATTCCGTCAAGATTGCCAAGTCTTGCACGCAAGGCATTGGTGAAACTCTTGCCGTTCACACCATCCATGACATCAATCCGTGGCTGTCCGTCTTCTGTCGCTGATATGAGAATGAGGTTTTGGCGTTTGCCGTTTGTGGTGTTGCCCATCAATACGCATTCATCGCCTTCTTCTGGTTCCGTCTTGTCAAACTCTTCCTTGGCTACAAGAATGCCATCATCGCTAACACCTGCGACCTCGACCCAATAGCTTTTCAGATTTGCACCTGTGAAGGTTTGGCATCGCATCAAGTCATGCGCAACAAAGGTATTCTCCTGCTCGAAGCGAATGAGATAATAACCATCTTGCTCTTCAACGCTCTTTATCTTCCCATTGGCCGCACTTACGCAAATCTGACCGCCGACACTCCTAACCTTATTTATCAAGAGTTCAAAGATCGTCATTATCTGGCGCACGGTCAGTTTGTCAACAGTAAGATTGGAAAGACCACTCTCATCAATCCAAAGCTGCCATCCCTCACCATTGAAGCCATCAACAAACTTGGCACTTCTCAAAAGTTGGCGCACTACCATTGTCAACAGCTCACCATTGCCTTTGCCATCCAAGTGACCACCTGCAACGCCCTCCACAAAGTCACCGAGGTCAATGCCCTCATCAAAGATGATTTTCTTTTTTGCTCGATCAATTTTCTTCTTGCTCAAAAACTCCCTTTGGCTTCTTCGAGCTGAGAACAGATTTGTGTCAGTTGGCAAAGTATTGTCCCATGTACGGATGATGTCTGGCAAACTTCCAGATGTGCGCTCACGTGTATAGTTCTTGATGTTGGCCAAGCTGTCATTCACTTGATCCAATGTGCCACTTTGGAGCGCATCACTGATTTCCAAGTCCACTTGTGAAGGCAAGACAACCTTTCTTGTAATCTTGGTTATTCGGCTGCTTCTATACCCAGTATCAGGGAAAAACTTCTCACTTTCAAGCCTTACCCTACGACCAACAAACAAGTCTGCATTGTTCTGTTCCACCCAAACATGGTCGGTCTTGCCTTTGTAGATGCTGATGTCTTGCCAGTGTTCAGCATTATATTGGTCAACAGCCGTGCGGAACTCTTCTTCTGCAAGCGTGTAATATTCATCTGGCATTCTGATGTTCCAAAGAATGTAATGGTTGCCCTCTTTGGGGACAAGATTGCCACCAGGCAGTTGCGTGTCATCATCGTATGGCCATATCGTGATAATTTCAAACTCACGTGTCTTGCTGTCGAAATTCACCTCAAAGTAATGGTCATCATCCGTTCCAAGACCAGCGAGTTCACCATCTTGGAAGGAAACACGCTTTACCTCATTGGCAAGCTCGTATTCATTTGGGTCGAAATTGAGCGTGTCATCCTTGAAGTAGTAGATGATGAAAGGATTGCCGTCATCATCTGTCTTTGTCTCTGAGCGCACGCTGCTGACCACTCCCAAACGGCGTGGGTATATGTCAGAAAAGGCATCTTGCTCATAATGGTCATATATGCCGTATTCATCAGTATGAAGTTCGATGTATTTTAAGCCACCAGGCAACATCAAACGATTATGGCCATATTTCTCCGGGGCGATGTTTCGTGTGCTGCCTATCGGGAAAAGGCGTGTGTAAAACTTGGCTGTGTTGCTGGTGTCTCGTTCCAGCTCAGTCAATCCATTGCCATAGCCAATGGCAAGTTCCTCACCATGTTCACAACGGCAAATGTTTACTGTTTGCCCCTCAATCCACCATTCTGCCTTTCCACCTACCTTTTCAGCGATTTCCTTCAAGGCTTCATCACAATACTTTCCCTCATAGTCAATAACAATGTTATCAGTGCCATCTACTTGGCCAATCTTCCAGTCTGTAATATGATCCAAGCCGTCATTGATGCACTTCACTATCATCTTCACATGATCACGTGGTGGAGCCGTAAGAGTGAACACTGGTTCTGCATTGCCATCAGTGGTTTCAAGCACCAAGAAACGTTTGATGATGCTCTCAATGCCATACAGCTTCAAGTCATACACCCATTCCGTTTCATTGTTCTGCTTTGGGGCATACTTTTCCATCAGCCAATAACGTTCGCCCTCAAAGTCCGTGTAATCATTCACGTCAAGGGCAATGTTGGCATAATGGGTGAATGAAAGGGTGAGGATGTTGTCACCCTGCACCTCCTTCACCTGGGTTGAGCTGTCATCAGGGGCAATCTCAGCCTTTGCATAGCCTGTTTTGTCGTATATTGTTTGAACCATGTTTCAATACTGTTATAATGTCATTCAAATGATGGGTACTGGTTCACGGAATTTCACTTTGAACTTGCTTGCCTGCACACCATCCTTCCAGATGTAGGTCAGAGGTTTGAACTTTCCGCAATCCAAGAATCTCATGTGCAATGTCAAGTCAAGGTCAGGAAAAGTGAAGTCGAGCCAACCGTTTTTGCCTTGCTTCAGAAACTTGATGAAATCGGCATACGACTTCAACCATCCTTCCTTTGTCTTGTTATACATGGCAAAATACAGTTCCACGTCACGAGCCTCATTCTTTGGTGTCAACACGTCAGAGTATTTTTCACCATCCTCCTCTCTGATATTCACTGCCGTTTCATCCTTTGTCTTGCTTGGTGTAAGTATGGCGGTCAGATTGGCCATGTCGCCCTTTTTGTCTTCCGTCAGAAAAACACCATATTCTTTCCAGATGTCAGTGCCATTGACCAGTACCTGGCCACTAAGTATTTCATCCATATTATTTCATTTTAAGTCCATCACGAATAATCTTTCTTATTTCCTCCTTGATGTCGTTCAGATGCGTGACACTCATACCTGTGTTTTCTGCAATGCGTGCCAGATGGCTTTCAGCCACATTCATCTTCTCGACCACGTTTTCAAGTTGGTCATCCATGCTTGACCAATGTTGCAAGCCACTGGTGAACATTCCTTCGAGCTTTGTGCCTTGGTCTTGTGTCATGGCAGAGAAACCGCCACTTTTACCGCTTTGGCTTGTGCTGCTGTTACCAGTGTACCCAGTAGCTTCTGCAAGTTTATCACGCAAGGCAATGGCATCTTTCACATAGCCCATGTATTCCTCCTGGAGTGCATTGCGCTCTGCCTCAGTCAGGTCATTGTCTTCCATTGCAGCACCAAACTTCTTCCACCATTCCTTTAGTTTGTCGGCATACATTTCGCCAATCTGGTTTGAAAGCATGGCACGCATGAAGTATTCTGACAGGTCATCAGCCATATCCTCAGCCGTGGCATTCATATCCATAAGGGTGTCCACAAAGCTGTCATACATGGAATCGAAGGAAATGCCAGTCAATCCCTCATAGAGTTCATCGGTCAGTTCCTCCAGTTTGCCAGCCTGGTCTATGTAGTCATTCAGCTTGTCAGCAACGTCATTTCCATAACCACCCTTGCCAGTGTTCTTGATATATTCCCAAATACCGACATTGGAGCGAAGTTTCTTCATTTCCTCTGGGCTAAGACTCCAGAGATCACCATTGAAGTCTTCTTTTACGTTCTGCTTGATCCAGGCAGTTTGGTCATTGTTGAAGCCATTCCAATAGTAGTTCCAACTATGATGCTTTTTCCAATAACTTGCTTGCGCCTTTGCCATATCCAGATAATTCTGGTTGGCTTCTTGCTGATTGGCGTATGCCTGTTGATAGGCTGCTACTGATTTCGTTCCCTTGCTTGCCTTGATTTCGTCTGTCAAATCCTCGATGGCATATTGCAGAAGTTCGTTGCGCTTGGTCAAATCGTCAATGGTCTTTTGCACCTTGGCTTCATTGCCATTCAAGCCGAAAAGGTCATCAATGCCAAACCAACTGCCTATGCCACTGACCAAACCTTGCAAGATGTTGCCCACATCCTTGATGATGGACAAAACGATTTCGGGCAAATCTTCAACAATCTTTTCCACACAATCGGCGATTTTGTTCAAGAGGTCATCAATGAAGCCCTTTGGATCATCACCAAGCGCATCAATGATTTGAAGGATTGCGCCAATGATACCGCCAATCTTGCCACCAAGCTCATTCAATGACTTGCCTATTCCGTCTGAGCCTTTTCCAAGTGAGGTAATGAGTTTGCTCATACCATTGGCAAAGCCATACAGGGAACCATTTGACATTTCATTCAGATAGTTGGTGAAGTTCTGAATGCCTTGCGCTGCTGCATTGGTGTTGTCCGTGAGCGTCTGGCGTGCCTTGTTGCTTTCATCCTGTGCCTCCGTTTGCTCAGTGGCAGTGGCATCGACCTTTCCTTGTGCAATATCAACCGATTTCTGGGCAATTTCCTTTGAGGTGTCATCAGTAGCAGCAGCCAAGTTTGCTTGCGCCTTTTCCAGTTCATCGACCGCCCTTGTGTGAGCATCCGTCTTGTTTTGGAGATTTCGCACGCTTTCTTGGTATGCCGTGACATTCTTGGAGATTGTACCCCATATCTTGAAGTTGAACGGACTGGTGCTTTCCGCACCTGTCTCTTGCTTCAACTTGGCTTGCAAGTCAGTGTAAGTCTTTTTGTTTTCAGCAGACAAAGCCTTGAACTCAGCAGTCTTCATGTAAGCCTCCACCTTGCCGAGTGTTTCTTGTGCCACATCTTTCAGCACATTGCCCACACCCTCAAAGGTTGTCCCCCAATCAATGTTAAGGGCAAGGCTCTTGGCATCCACTTGGCTCATGGCGGTGTCACGCTGCTTTTCAAGTGCCTTCACTTTCCACTGTTTTTCATCAGCAGTGCCAGCACCCTCATTCACCTCCTTGATCTTTTCGGCATATTCCTTGGCAATGGCATACTTTTGTTCTTGTATGGTTCCATACTCTTTCAAATAGTCTGTCATGGCAAGCAATTCGTCCTTCAAGGCTTCCTTGTTGGCATCCTCGATGGCTTTGGTTCGACTTTTCTCATTCAAGGCATTTGCCTGGTTGATGGCATCCGTCTGTTCTTTGGTCAGTCCATTCGTCTCAGTCGCAATGCCAGCTTTCTTGTTATCTCGTTTCCATGCCGTTTCTTGCTTGTTGATTTCGTTCTTCTGTGCTTGGTAGTCGTTTTCTATCTGGCGAAGTTTCTTCTCCAAGCCTTCTTGCATGGTATTGATTTCTTCCTCATCATTTTTGCGTTGCAGTTCCGCAAGTTCCTGACCCACCTTTTCCTTAATCTGCTTACGGCGTTCTTCCGCTGCCTCTTCCTTGGCTCTTGCAGCTTCGGCCTTGGCTGCATCCTTTTGAGCCTTCTCGCTGTCTTTGTCAGTACCAGGTTTGCGTGAATCATATTCCTTCTTGGCAAGTTCCATCTTTTCTTTCAGTTCCTTTGCCTTTTTGTCATATTCTTCCTTAGTCAGGTTGTTTGAGCCTTTTCTGATAAAATCGTTGTATTCCTTCAAGGCTGCTTGGTAAGCCTTCTTGTCGGCTGCACCCCAATCACTGCTTGATTTTCTTGGCTCGTTACGGCGATTTTGTTCTGATTTCAGTTTGTTCAACTGATATTGCAATTCATCCTTGGTGTAAGTGCCACGGATGTTACTGCCGTCATTGGTGGTATAGCCATACTTGTGTCCAGACATATTCATTCGGGCAATGAGGTTTTCACGCTCCTTTATCTGTTTCTTCAAGTCGTTGTTGCTAACACCAGTGAGATTTTCAAAATAAGCATTGACAGAATCCTTGCGCACTTGCCTGGTAAGGTTCTGTTGCTTCTGTTGGAGATTTTTGAGTTCAGCTTCCTCTTTCTTGGTCAATCCGCCTACTTTTCTCATTTTAGTACCAGAAGTATTGCTTTCCTCCCATCTCTCTGTACGTCTTTTTGCTTCAAGTTCTTGGATGCGCTTGTTTATATTGGCCAGCTCATTCTTTGGCTTTGTGATACTTTGCCCAGCTTCCAACTCAGCAATCTCCAGCTTTATTTTCTTGATGTTTTTCAGTTTCTTATATTCCGTGTCGTACTTGGCAAAGATAGAAGGGTACTTTTGTTCAAGGCGATTCAGTGCCTCACGTCTGGTGTCGGTGCTAAGTGCTTCGTCACCTGCAATGGAACAAAGTTCTTCCATCTTGCGCTTGTGTTCTTCCTCAGCCTCGATTACTTTTTGCTTTTGTGCCTCATACGCTTCATCAGCAGCCTGAATCAGCTCTGTCTCTGTCTTCATGCTTATCATCATAGCAACCACACCAGCAATGGCAGTGGCAACCAATACGTATGGGTTACTGAGCATGGTGGCATTAAGAAGTTTCTGGGCTTTCTCCACCATGACAATCCAGCCATAGTGGATGGCTTCCGCTGCTGTCATGGAACCAATGCCAGCAGTTATCAGGCTGTGAACCGCTGCAACGGTCATGCAAGCCGTGCGGTATGTGCCATATACAGTGACCAGCCCCATCAGCACACGCCCAAATTGCTCATAATGCTCCACCATATAGGAAACACCGCTTAGGGCTGTATTTATAACGCCCTCACTTTGTTTCCCTATGTCGTTGAACATGGTAGCAATGGCATCCTCGATGTTGCTGATTTGTCCTGTAATGGTCTTGCTTTGTTCCTCCATCAAGCCACCGAACCTACTGCCTTCGCCTGTAAGGTTCTCTATGACCTTCTGCACTTCTGGGAAACCGACCTTGCCAGCTTCAACCAAGTCTTTCACCTTGCTTTCAGCCACACCAAACACCTTGGCAAGTTCCTGGATCATTGGAATGCCACGACCAGTGAACTGATTCAAGTCTTGGGTGTAAAGTCTGCCTTGTGCCATTGTCGTGCCATACAGATAAACAAGATCATTCAATGGCATACTTAGACCTGCTGCAATGTCGCCCAAGCGTGTCAATGTCTCATTCACGTTCTCAGCTTCCATGCCGTATGCCAGAAGCTGCTTTGCACCTTGTGCCACACCCTCCAGGTCAAAAGGTGTTATGGCTGCTGTCCGCACCAGTTGAGCCATCAGAGCGTCTGCCTTGTCTGCACTGCCAAGCATGGTGTTAAAAGCCACCTCCAACTGCTGGAACTGACCTCTGACGTTAGCAACTTCCGAAACAAGCCCTTTCATGGAAAAAGCCATGCCAAGCCCCATGAGCGACTTTTTCACCCTGTCGCTCATGTTCTCCAGTCCACTCAATCCTTTCTTGGCTTCATCGGTGTAACCCTTCAAGGCATCCATCTTCTTGTTTACCCTGTCAAGTCCACCGCTGATGCGGTCAAGGAGTTCAATTTCTATTGCTACCGTCTTGCCTTTGCTCATTTCAATTTACTTTGGAAAAATCCTACAATGTCATCGGCTTCCTCCTTGGCACTTCTTTCGTCCTTGGGCTTGCCGTTCTTTTTCTTGCTAACATAATGTGGGGCATCACTCAACATCATAATCAAGGTTTGGTAATTGACACCATTAAGGATATAGTCAACACTCCAACCTGTTTCGCTTGCTATTTGCCACACAAAACCGAAAGGGCTATGGGAACCTTCGTATTCGCTCGTTAACTCCCTTTCTTCTTTTGGCTCTTCCTCAGCTTCATCGGATTCACCGCTTCTGCCGATTTGATAATATCTGTAAAACTGTCCGTTCCCATCAGCCCGACAAATTTCTTTATCACGCTGACAAGATACTTGTTTTCCATCCAGTTTCTCACAGTCCATGCCGTTAAGCCAACAAACAGATGTCGGCTTATCCAGCCACGGCAAAGGGTGTAAGCTATCATGCGACTGATTTTCTTGCCATGATCAGCAAGGAATCTCATTTCTTCCTCCTTGGAGAAATGCCACATTTCTTCGCTGGTCACGCCCATTGCCAGCCATTCCCTTGCAATTCTGATTTGTCCTGCCAAGGTAGGTCGGCGCATGGTCACACGTAAATGGATGGACTTTTTGCAAAAAGGAAGGTGCAACTCCTTCAATGGCACTGAAAGACCAGTGTCCAAAAGGGCTTCCGCACCTTCCTTTTCTATTAGTCTGATGGTGTTCTCATCCATACACTAAACCTTTACGCTGTTTGCCTGGCTGGTGGATGATTCCCTTGATGGATTGACCGTGTCATTGATGTCGTATGGCGCACTACCATCAGAAGGCTTGTTCACCTTCAACTGACATTCCAGCTTCGATACCTCTGTAAGTGTGAGTTTGCCACCGAGGTTGGCCAAGATTGTTGCATTCGGGATGGTGCAAGTCTGACCTGAAACAAAGTCGATAGTCCATTTGCCAGAAAGCTGCACAAGATTCGTTGGAGCTTTCCAACCTGTGTACTTCCCAGTAGTTCCTACGAGTGTGCCACCAAGCACTGCCTGAATATTCTCATAGTTCAACTGTATGATGTTGAATGTTGGCGAGATTGTTGCATTCTTGGTGAGGATGGTCAGCACAGGCACATCAGGAACTTGCTCCGCATCAATATCGGTACTCTCAGGCTTTGTGCCGCCCCAGTCCCATGAACCTTTCTCAATGTAGCCAATGGTCTTTTCACCAAACTTCACGGCTGCAATGCCGTACATGAAATTCTTATCCATTTTTCTTTCTTGTTTTGATTGTGATTATTATGCCAGACACCAGTCCGACAATAAAACTGAATATAGCCACTTTAACAGGGTTTGAACATTGTTCTTTCTCTGTTCTAATGGTGTTAGAGAGTTCTGCGTTTTGCTTGGCCAACTTCTTGTTTTGTTCCTCATAGTAGAGGCACAACACTTGCAAGCTGTCACAAGAGGCATCAATGTATATCACATCTTTACCATCTTGCTTTCCAACGCTTGCCTTCACGTTGGCACGCCCTTGCTTGTTGCCAAAGGATGCACCAGACGGCAAACAGCCTATGCTGTCAAGTGGAATGATCAGATGCACCTGGTCTTGTGGCACCTTTTCCGTCCACATTATTTTTGTCGTGGTCTGCTTGCTTTCTGCGCTGTCCCTTACCGCCTTTTCCTCTGCCTGGGTTGTCATCGTCTTCGTCGAGCGACAACTCACTGCTGACAGGGCAAGAATTGCGATGAGGACAAAGTTTGATAGCCTCGATCGCACGACTGAGCCGATTGATTGAAAGACGTGTTCTGTGGTTCTCAGCCGTAAGCACTTCCACGACCTTTGTGATGTCTTCATATTTCTGTTGTGTTTCCAACAACACCTTTGAAATGTCTTCGTACATACCTTTATAAGTATCATGCACGACCTTGGCATTCTTGGCATTGTTGGCTTTTCTGTTGGCAAACCAAACGATGGCAGCACCTATGCCGCCCGATGGTATTGCCCACTGGATGAATTGCAGTAAAAGGTCTGCCATCGTTATCTTTTGTTTTATGGGGTTAAACTTGCTTGATACCTATTGAGCGCAACCACTCTTGCACGTTGAATGATGGGCAAGCCTTGTGGCTGTTCAGCTCGTTGTGGCCAATGATGCGGATGGAAGGGAAACGTTCATGGAAGTTGCGCACATATTCGGTCAAAGCCTTTTTCTGTGCGTCTGTTCGGGTGTCCTTGGTTGTCTTTCCATCAGAGGCAAGACCACCGACATACACCACGTGACGGCTCACTGAGTTGAAACCTGCTGCACCATTGGTGATTTCCCATGGATCAACCTCAGCATCCTCGTTGTTCTTCACAAGTCGTTCCACCTTTCCGTCAAGGTGTATCATGTCGGTATAGCCAACTTGCTTCCATCCACGACCGCCCTTGCTCACTGGGTCGGTGTGCCAGTGGCGAATTTCGTCACTGGACACCTCACGACCTTCTTTTGTTGCGGTGCAATGCAGCACCAGATATTTCATTCGTGACATGACTATGAAGCACTGTAGTCGCTCATCATTACGACACCTGCATCAGCCTTCTTTGGCATACAGATGAAACGATGGCGGAAGTTGATTTTGTTACGCTGGTACTCAGGATCGTTCTCTGATGCGCTCCAATACATCTTGGTCGAACCAGTGGCCTTGAATACACGAGGAACATAGAAGGCAAATGAGCATTGGAACTCACCTGTTTCAGCAGCCTTGCCCAAATCCTTCTTTACACCTGCTGTGGTATAGAGAGGATTGTTTGCAAACTCGTAGATGTCGAAGCCATACAAGCGGCCAACGGTTCCGTCATTGCGGTTGATGTTGTACTGCTCACGGAAGGTCTGCTCAGTTTCCAGAAGGTCATTGATGTGGTCAGAGCAAAGCACCGCTCTTCGTCCCATTGCTGGAACTCCCAAGGCATCCATCTTGCGCTTCATATTGAGCAAGTCTGTCTTGGTCATCTTCAAGCGTCCTGTTGCAGCATCTCTCTCACCAGTGGTTTTCAGCACTGGTGTCTTAGCTGTGTTCTGCTTGGCACAGAGTGCATGGGCTGCTTTGGCAAACTTGGCATCATTGATGGCATTTCCATGTGCTTCCTTCACACGTGCAATCTTGTCGTAGCTGATGGCATAAAGCTCATCGTCAGTGATAGGTGTCACCTTGGTCTGGAACTTGTCAAGGCTGATGCTGATGTCCTTGTCATCCAACTTCTGCAAGTCAATAGGATATGTGGTGTTGTTGACCAATACATCAGGATCAACACCTGCATCTACCAAGTGGATGACATCATTCTCCACCACGCTTGATGCGTCTGGAATGCCGTCAAGCCAAGTGGCTTCCAAGCCACGGCGAAGATACTTCACCATTTCACCAGTCCACACCTCTTTATATACTCCAGCACGCAATGCGCCCTGAGCTACCTCACCGCCTATCACGGTGGCGATGCAATTCATGCCTAAGGCTCCCACTACAGGTGAAAAGCCAAGGGCTGCACCGAATACACTGCCAGTAATGCAGTTGAAAAGCACTGCCATTGTCAGTGCAAGCAATCTGTTCATTTTCATTCTTCTTGTTTTATGGTTTGACATTTTTAGATTTCACACTCCATGCCATACTCTGCCTTGAAAAGACGCTTGTATTCATCGGGATTCTCCGAGCGCATCTTTTCCAGCTCTTCGCCTGGCACTTCACTGAACTTGGAATAAGTGGTTTTCTGCTGAGTTGGCGCACCACCCTGATGGCCGACTACAGAACTGAGCTTCACCATCGGACTCATGGCTGCAAAAGTCTGCTTCAAGTCATCCACGCCAATCTTCTTGCCGAGGTTGATGAAATGCTCCTTCTTGTCTTCACTGATGCGTTTCTCAGTGATGGCTGTCTCCACGGTTGTTGTAATGGCAGAGAGTGTGAGCTGGGCTTTCTCCTTGGCAAGCGTCTCTTTCTCTGTCTCTGCTTCCTTCAGCGAATTGATTTTCTGAAGGATGGTCGCCTCGTCTGCCGTCTCAGGCAATCCGAGCTGTGCGCACAAAATTTTCTGTTCCATTTGCTTGTTGTTTAAATTTTTGTTGTTACTGAGCAAGGTCAGCGGATTCTTTCCGTCCTTGCCTAATGTGATTTGTTCGCCGTTCTTTCTCATTACGATGGCATCGTCATTGGCTCCTATGTCCACAACTGACACTTCAAAGAGTTTGCTCTTGGTGATGGTCTTGTATTTCTGGCCAGGAACAATCACCTCTGGGTCTTCACTCTCTTCAACGATGTCAATGCCCACACTCACCATTTTCAGGCTACCGAACTCCCATTGCTTCTTGCACTGCTTGGAGAGTGGTGTGGCTTCATCGAACATCAGTTCACCAGTCACCTCATCGTTTTCCACTTTGAGGTCTTTCACATAGCCAATCACATTGCCACGTTCGTGCATATAAAGAAGTACGGGATTGCGACAATACTGCTGTACATCCATGCCTTCTGTCAGTACACGACTACCGTAACTGTTAAGGCTGTTGTTTGAAATTCTTACTCGTTTCATTTTCTCGCTTTTTGCGTTTTGCGCTGCAATATTACTGCTTAATTTGTTGACCGCCAAAAAAGTGTGAAATGATTGCACACTTCTATGAAATGGTTGCACACTATTTTGGTGATGCTACCGAATTGTTGCAATTTTGCAGTGCATTTGATTTTTTAATAAAGTATTGCACATGACAAAAGCTGAAATAGAAAAGAAACATTCATTGGCTCGAACACTGTTCATGTCGGGTATGGAACAGGCTGAGATTGCCGAAAAGGTGGGCATCTCACGTGTCACCATATCCAAGTGGTGTGTGGCTGATGGATGGAAGGAGGCACGTGCGGCCAAGAGTGTCACACGTCCCGAACTGGTCAATAAGCTGTTGTTGACCATTGATGCGCTCATAACGCAAGTGAATGAATCTGGTGATCCAATGGCGATGGCTGGACTGGGTGACAAGCTCGCAAAGCTCTCTTCTGTCATTGAGAAACTTGACAAGAAAGCTAATGTGGTGGATGTCATCGAGGTGTCCATGATGTTTAGCAAGTGGTTGGAGTTCCGTGCCAAGTCTGACCCTACGATAACAACCGAGCTGATGAAGCAAATCAATCATCTGCAAGACTTGTTTATCATGGAACAGATGGGTGTTAAATAATATAGGTATATGGCAACAGCAGCAGAAAAGAAACTCGCATACGAGCAATGGAAGGAACGGTGCAAGCAAGTTCAGTCTTTCACCGACACCTCTCTTATGCGCAAGGAAACGCCCATTGAGAAGGAAAAGCGTATTCGTAGGCTGCAATCCAATTATGCCGCATTTTGCGAGTATTACTTTCCACACTTCTTGCAGCTTCGTGACAAGACCACTGGTGAGGTGATTCGCACCATTCACAACGCTCCCTTTCACAACCAGGCTGCACAGAAGGTGAAGAACACCCCAAACCTCAAAGCGGTGTTCATGTGGCCACGTGGGCACGCCAAGTCCACCCACATGGACATCTTTACCCCTTTGTGGCTGATGTTTCAGGCAAAGCGTCTGATTAACTTCATGGTGGTTGTGGGCAAGTCTGAGGATAGTGCCAACCGCTTGCTTGGCGACATTCAGGCTGAATTGGAGTACAACCAACGCATCATTGCCGACTTTGGCGCACAGAAGAACGCTGGTGACTGGCAAGAAGGTGAGTTCAAAACCAAGGACGGCGTGAAGTTCCTTGCTTGTGGCCGTGGACAATCACCACGTGGTTTGCGTGATCGTGAGGCACGTCCAGACTACATTGTCATTGATGACCTTGACGATGATGAGCTTTGCCGTAATGAAAAGCGTGTGCATGACCTTACCGACTGGGTGAAAGAAGCCCTTTTCGGTTCGCTTGACGTGGGTCGTGGTCGCTTCATCATGGTGGGCAACCTCATTTCCAAGACTTCCGTTCTCTTCAACCTGGCACATACCAAGGGGGTGTTCCTGTCTAAGATAGTGGCGGTTGATGCTAATGGTGAACCTGTCTGGCGTGAGAAATGGACAAAGGAAGAGGCTCAGGCATACGCCGACTTTGTGGGGTTCCGTGCCTGGAACAAAGAAATGATGCACAATCCTATCAAGGATGGCACGATATTTCGCCATGACTGGATCCGTTACAAGAAGGTTCTTCCACTCAATAAGTACGACCAACTTATTTGCTACACCGACCCTTCTTTCAAATCGACCACGGCAAACGACTATAAGGCTTCACGCTTTTGGGGCAAGATAGGCACTGAGTTCCATTTGATTGATTGCTATGTCCGTCAAGATACCGTTGGCGGTATGGTCAGATGGCTCTACAACCTTTATGAATCCTTGCCTGATGATGTCACGGTGTCGTTCTTCATGGAGGCGAACTTTCTACAGGACACCATCCTTGATGAGTTCACGGAAGAGGGCAACCGCCGTGGCTACCAGTTGCCGATTACAGGCGACAAGCGCAAGAAGCCAGAAAAGTTGCAGCGCATTGAGGCAGTTTCTCCTTTATGGGAACGTGGCTTTGTATTCTACAATGAGGCGTTGAAGGAATCTCCAGATATGCAAGTGGGCATCGAACAGACGCTTTCACTCGAACGTGGCAGTCGTGTGCATGATGATGCGCCCGATGCTGATGAGGGTGCTATCTGGATGCTCCAGCGCAACACTCGACAGGTTATTTACAAACCGAGGTTTGGCAAGCGTCCGACCTCTAAAAACAGTTGGTAATATGATTAGACTATTCAAAGATTTGCTTTTCGCTTGGCGTTACAAGCGTGCCGTCAAAGAAGCCATCATGCTCTCCCAGGGCTGTGGCTTGAAGTATTATGTTCTTTACATGAATGGTGGTTTGAAGGTCGTACCCAAGCAGACCATCAAGACGCTTGTGAAACGTCATCGTTTCAAGAAGGGTACAAAGGTTGAAGACATTGAACGGCGTGCCTTGTTTGTGACAAAGTAAGGAGGTGAATCATGTTTATAACAGAAGATGATTATAAGGTGGTTATCGGCGACACCGCCATGAAGGTGGTTTCTCAGGCATCAGCCGAGAATCGTGCCAATGCCGAGCGTGAGGCACAGGAGGAAATTTCGGGCTATCTGCGTCCAAAGTACGATTGTGATGCGGTGTTTGCTGCGGAAGGCGAAATGCGCAACCATCAGATTGTGATGTTCACTTGCGACATTGCCCTTTACCACATGGTTTCGGCCATGCCTCAAAAGATGGGTTCCGACATTCGTAAGGAACGCTATGAGCGTGCCATCAAGTGGTTGGAGGGTGTTCAGTCTGGCAAGATTGTTCCAGACTTGCCACTGATGCTGGATGATAACGGTGAAATGGTTGGCAGTTCCATCGTCTATGGCTGTCAGCGTAAACTTAGACATAATTGGTAAACGACATGGGATATATTCAGAATTTTATACAGAGCATTACAGGCAAACCACGCATCTTGCACACCACGCATGGTGATTTCAATCTTGCCAAGGCTTCTGGGCGCAAGAACGTCCAGAAAATAGTGGCACAGCTACAACGCACCACTGAGGCACTCACTCGCTCTGATATGCAAGACTGGCGCAATGCCTGGCAGATGGCCATCAGTGTGGAAAGTCCAAACCGCCAACGTCTTTATGACATCTATCGTGACGCTGATGTTGATGCGCACCTTTCGGGATGCGTGGAACAGCGCAAGGGCTTTGTGATGGCTCGTTCCTTCAAGATCATTGACAAGAATGAGAATGTGAAGGATGATGCGCTGCACTATTTCAACCAGGCATGGTTTAAGCAACTTTTGCGCCTTGCCTTGGATTCCATCTATTGGGGTCACTCGCTCATTGAGCTTGGCGACATTACCACTGATGGTGACGGTTGTCCATGCTTCAATGGTGTGAAGCTGATAAACCGCAAGTATGTCATTCCTGAGTATGGTCGTGTTATCACAGACCTTGGCATGGACTGGACTACTGGCATCGACTACCATCAGCCACCTTTCACTGACTGGCTCATTGAGGCAGGTCAGCCTGATGATTTGGGACTTTACTTGAAGGCTGCTGCACACACCATCCCGAAAAAGAACACGCTTGCCTTCTGGGACACGTTCGGTGAAATCTTTGGTATGCCTATGCGCATTGGCCACACCACCGTCCGTGACGAAAAGGAGCTTTCCAAGATGGAGAACATGATGGCTACCATGGGAACTGAGTTCTGGGCTTTGTTTCCAGAGGGTACTGACATTGAGGTGGTGGAAAGCACCAAGGGCGATGCGTTCAATGTGTATGACAAGCGTGTTGACCGTGCCAACTCAGAACTGTCAAAGCTCATTATTGGCCAGACAATGACCATTGAGGATGGCAGTAGCCTTTCACAGTCGCAAACCCATCTTGAAGTGTTCCAGAACCTTGTAGAGAGTGATGCGGATATGTTGGCAGACCTTGTGAACAATCAGCTAATTCCTCGCATGGTGAAACTTGGCTTTCCTCTTCAAGGTTTGCGCTTTGCATGGGATGATGCAGTTGATTACACTCCAGAACAGCAATTCACATACGAAAAGATGATTGCCGACCGTTATGAGGTCGATCCAAAATATTTTGCCGACAAGTACAACATGCCAGTTGGTGAACGCCGTCAGCAACAATTTCCTGCACCTGACCCAGACGATGATGGTGAGAATAAGGATGATAAGGGCAAGAAGACGCAAAAGAATGCACATCCTTTTTTCGATTAAGCCCCACCGACTATGTGGGGCTGCACCAACGGTATGCCGAAATATTAGGCAATGACATTTCTGTCTATTCGTTGTGCCTCAGTAAAAAGGAAGAGAAAATTGATGCTATTGCCAAGAAATGGGCAAGCGTCCTTAGTGATAAAATCGCAAGGGAAAAAGCAGAAGAGGCTGCACGCATAATGTTGAGGCATGGAATAACCGATTTGCCCCAGCTAAAGGAAACTGGTCGAATCGGGAAAAGAGTTGTTGCACAATTCTTTAGTGGTGACACGCCAAGAATAGAAGTCAACAAAAAACTCACAGCTGATGATTGGGCAAGAAATACAAGAGTTGTACAAACAGGATGGTCAACACAGGACAATCCCATTTTGCATGAATGTGGTCATTATGTAGATTATATATGCAACAAAGAAAAGTACGAAAAACGTAGTGAAAATAGCCGTTTCTTTGGTGATGCAAAATTGCTACTCGAAAATAAAGTTTCAAAATATGCAGCTACAAATCAATGGGAACTGGAAGCAGAGTTATATGCTGGAATAATGAGAGGAAAAGTCTATCCGAATGATGTGTTGAGCCTTTCACGTATCAGCAAATCTGATAATGATATAACAAAGCGCATTCTATCTTATGCCTCTGGTGATTCTGTCTGTCTTCCAAGCGAAGAAATAAGCAAAGGTTTCAAAGATGCGATGAAAGCAGTCTTCAACCAAAATGGCAGTTCGTTTTCCATTGACATCATGGCAGATGGCAATGTTCAGAATTTGATAGAGGCTCATACAGATGTACTCAACAGAAATATAGAACGTTTAGAAATGTCTGACCTCATGCGCCAACGTCTTACACGCTCCAACTATATTTTTAGTGGCTTGAAGACGTTCCATGAACTCAATGAGGCTTTTCCGTCCTTGCTTGATGAGAATGGCAATAAAAAGACGTTTGAACGCTTTTTGAACGATGTCCGAAAGATAGATGAAACGTACAACTCCAACTATCTACGTGCTGAGTACAACTTTGTTCAGGCATCAGCGGAAATGGCTGCTAAGTGGGAAAAGTTCATGGAGGATGGTGATCATTATTATCTCCAGTATCGAACCCAGCATGATGATAAGGTTCGCCCAGAACACGCTTCGCTCGACCGTGTGACGCTTCCACCGTCCGATTCGTTCTGGGAATCATATTACCCACCTAACGGATGGAATTGCCGTTGCACGGTGGTTCAGGTTCTTAAACGAAAGTATGAGCCTACACCGCACGATGAAGCCATGTCACTGGGTGAGGAAGCTTTGCAGACCGATAAAAAAGGAATATTCCGTTTCAACTCAGGCAAGGAGCAAAAGACTTTTCCCGATTATAACCCTTATACCATCAAGCGGTGTCGTGACTGCGATATTGCCAAAGGTAAGCTAAACTTAGGTTTTGTTCCAGAAAATGAGTTGTGTGCTGCTTGCAAGTTGGTTCACAAGTGCCAAGATTTGAAAGGTTGTGTTCCTGATGAAATTTATGGCAATAGATTACTGATAAGCAAACAAGCCGACCAATCGGAAATTGTTCCTAACACAAGAGCTGCACGTGCTTTGGTTTCATCGTTCCCTGACATGACCATGCAAATCAGAAAAGATGTTGTTGGTTTCCAGGTCAAGAATCCAGAATATCTAATAAATGGAATGATTGCAGACCGCAAAGGTATCTTGTCACCAAATGGAGTTGCTTCAGGATTTAACAAAGCTATAAAGCAAGGATGTTCCGCTGTTGTTATTGATTTGGATATGCACCCAGAGAACTTCAAAGAACTCCAGACCATAAAAATGGCATCTGCAATAAACAACAGACACATGGATTTTGAAAATGGAACAATTCAGGAATGTTATGTAGTTTTCAATGGTAAAGCCGTTAGAATTACCGCAAATCACTTTGTCAGTGATACAAAACAGACCAAGGAAAATATTAAAATCGAATTGGATAAAATAAAGGGTGACAGAACGCCACCCTAAAGTGTGAAAGGAAAGCTTGAAGTTATCGCGCCGAATCTTCGACATTCACACGCTGCAAAGATAGTAATAAATTTCAATATAGCAACTAAATTACAACATTTTTTAAGGTTATTCGTTATAAAATGTATAGCAACTGAGTTTTATACGTAACTTTGCAGCCCAAAAGGTGGAATTTCCCAATAAGCCGTGTGGTTTATCGTGGGTACAACAATGCGGGTGCGAATGGCGGTGTCGTGAGTGCGAGTGCGTTTTACGATGCGGCGAGTGCGAATGCGTTTGTCGGCTCACGCCTGGACAAACTGATTACACCATCAATCGGCCTACCATACCAGGTACGTGATTCCTAACATGGAGCCGAGGGAAACGAACCTCAGCAAACTACCAATATGGGAAAGCTGAAAAATCAAGTGTTGGGTGGAGTTTGGTAGGCCGTTCTTACGGCTCGAAGAAGTCAGACCCAGAGACAGGAAGGCCGAAAGGCCATTAAATTATTAACAATGCGTAGAGAAGGTTACATCATAGAAGAAATCATTGACTACTCCAATATGTCAGAGTCGTTTGATGAAGTTCTCCGTGGCAAGAAGCGGAAACGCTCACGCCAGGGACGCTACTTGCTTGCGCATCGTGAAGAGGTGATTAAGGAACTAACAGAGCAAATAGCTAATGGCTCTTTCCGTGTGAGTGGCTACCGTGAGCGCACAATCCACGAATACGGCAAAGAAAGGAACTTGCAGATTCTTTCGATGAAAGACCGCATAGGTGTCCATGCTATCATGTCCGTGGTGGACAGACATCTGCAAAGGCGTTACATACGCACAACAGCAGCATCCATCAAGGAACGTGGCACGCACGACCTTATGAAGGTAATTCGCCAAGATATGCAGCACGACCCAGAAGGCACGCTATATGCCTACAAGTTTGACATCAGGCATTTCTATGAGAATGTTCGTCAAGACTTTGCCATGTGGTGCTACCGCCGTGTGTTCAAAGACCAGAAGCTGCTTGTTATGTTGGAATCCTTTGTTACCATGCTGGACAGTGGCATCAGCTTTGGACTAAGAAGCTCACAAGCCACTGGCAACTTGTTGTTATCTGTATTTTTAGACCACTATTTGAAAGATAAGTGTGGGGTCGCTCATTTCTATCGCTATTGCGATGACGGCCTTGTGCTTGGTAAAACGAAAGCGGAATTATGGATGATTCGTGAAATTATCCACTTTCAGGTGAACCAGATTGATTTGGAGATAAAGCCAAATGAAAGGGTGTTCCCAGTGGATGAGGGCATTGACTTCTTGGGATATGTCATATATCCTGACCATGTGGCGATACGCAAGCGTATCAAGCATAAGTTTGCCCGAAAAATGCACGAGGTTAAATCGAGGAAAAGAAGGCGTGAGCTGATTGCCAGTTTCTATGGCATGACAAAGCACGCCGACTGTAATAGATTGTTTAATAAATTAACAGGCAAAACAATGAGATCATTTAAAGATTTGAACGTTTCTTATAAGCCGGCGGATGGCAAGAAGCGTTTCCCTGGGTCAGTGGTAAGCATCAGGGAATTAGTGAACTTACCAATCATCGTGAAGGACTTCGAGCTTGGCATCAAGACTGAGCAAGGCGAAGACCGCTGCATTGTCTCCATCGAACAGAACGGTGAGGCAAAGAAGTTTTTCACCAATTCGGAGGAAATGAAGAATATTCTCCAACAGATTAGTGAACTGCCAGATGGCTTGCCTTTTGAGACAACTATCAGAACAGAGACATTTGGCAAAGGTAGAACCAAATACGTATTTAGCTAATGAAACGAACAGAAGGAAGTGCGGTGGTGAAACTGCTTGAATGCGTGAACCCCGTCAAGAACAAATGGCGCATCCGTTGGGATGTCATAGTTAAAGAGGACGGTTCGGCCAACTACATGGAGGCAGAGTTTACCAATGGCAAGCCTTCTGTGGATGACATCAAGCGAACCGTCTTGGACTGGTACAACGAACAGACTGACCAAGCCATCATTTCTGGCTTCACATATAAGGATCAGGCAGTGTGGCTATCCACTGAAAACCAGTTCAACTATAAGGCTGCTTATGACCTTGCCGTGCAAACGGAAGGAAAAACGCTGCCAGTAACGTTCAAGTTTGGAACTGAGGATGAACCGTCATACCATACGTTTGACACACTTGAAGAACTCGCCGACTTTTATCTGAAAGCCACCGAATATGTGCAAAACACCTTGGCTGAGGGATGGAAGAAGAAGGATGCTTTTGATTTGAGCTTGTATCAGTAAGATTCAAACGGCATCCGAAGGACATTAAAAAAGCATCCGAAGCTGTCAAGGCATCGGATGCTTTAATCATATTTACTTGGACTGGTCAAGTTCTCTGTAACCCACATAACTATAAGTTTCAATGTTTTCCAAAATATCCTCATGGTTGTGGTTGGTTGTTGAATTGCTGATGTCGAACTCCTTGAAATGCTCACCGTCCACATCTGCCAGGGCTGTGTGAATCTTTTCCAAGAGGTCAAACACGGTCAAACTCTCTTCTCTTTGGTCGCTGTTGGCTGCACTGCTACCCAACCAGTCCGTCACAACGTGCAAGTTCACTTTCGCTTCTGTCACATAGCGCATACCTGCCACCGTAGCCTCCCAGTTGATTGGGCAAAGCTCCACAAACACCGCTGGACGTTCCCAGTTGTCTTCTTGTTCAATGAACTCCACATTGTGGTTCCAAAGGTCAATATACTTGATTTCTGGTATATTGCCCAGACGCTCACAAAGCATTTTGTAAATCTCTTTTCTCATTTCTTCAATCGTTTTTCAAAATGTTCCATTTCCTTTCCGAGGTATTCTTGCAAATTATCCTCAATGATGTCCGTAACTGCCTTTTCCACCTCTGGTGACAAACCCAGAAACTGCCTCTTTGGTATCTTGATTGTCGTGCCTTCCTTCTTCAAGGCCATGAACTTCCAGAACTCTGCCACGTCACTGATGTGCCGTGTCTTTTTGTCCTTGCGCTGCGTGCCGTCCTTGCGCCTTGCAAAGGTCAATGCACCTGCGGCATCCATGTACTTGTGCCAGAAATAGCCTTTCATTCGTTTTGTCACCACTATTTCACCACCTTCATTGTGAATTTCGGCGTATGGCAAATCAGTGTAAAAGCGGATGCTTGTTTCTCCCATCACGCTCTGTACGCTTCTCCTCAGCGTGCCAGTATCAACAAGAATATGCCCACCAGGTCGAAGTGGGCTTCTGTGTCGTTCCCATGCCTCACTGAAAAATGCCTGTCGTTCAAAGTTCTGGTCAAACTCGTCACTCAAGTCAACACGGATGTCACTCAGAATCCTCTTTACGATACTTTTTTCCTTGATCATCATACGAAAAATCAAAATACAGTTGAGCGTCTGCTGGAATCACGTTCTTGGATTCAGCAGACGCATTCAATATGTTGTAAAATTGACGCTCACTGATAGCATACTCAGGATATATGAACCTGCGCCATATCTCACGGTTTGGAACACCGTCTTTTACGTGCTGGTCATATATCCTGTTGATGTCAGCAACACGTTTCTGATAACTTAGTCCGCGTCGCTTTCCCATAGGGCTAAATGTTTGTTGAATGTTTAACCTTTGGATGATAAGGACGGATGTCAAGTGTCATTTCACAGCTCACTGTCACACGTCCACTTCCTTCACATTGTGGGCAAATGTCTTCGCCCTTCCTCCCAGTGCCGTGGCACATTCTACACAGTGCCACCTTGGGTGCCTTGGTTGTCGTTGTCTTCATTGGCTTCTTGTTTAGTTTCTGTTTGTTCTACATCTGTCACACTCAATGGGATGATGTGCCACTTGTTGTGTTCGTCCTTCCACTCAGCTCTGATGAACTGCTTGGTGAGCGATGGCTGATAAGCCTCTTCGATGATTTGCACACCTTCCTTGAATTGGTCGTTGTCGCTCTTGTCTGCCAGTTTGCGAAGCTGCAACACACGGCTTGCCTTCAAGTTGCCTGTTCCGTCACGGCTCAATAGCTGTAGGATGGTTGCCACAAGTTCCTTGCTTTTGGTGTCGGTTGCAAGACTCTCGATGTACTGCTTGACGATGGCAATGCCGTCATTCACTGTGTCACGGTAGTCATCAATGCAGTTGTAACCAAGCGTGAGGCGCATCTTTCCGTTTGAATGGGTGAAGGTGTGTGTGCGCTGGGTGTCCTTGGTCAGCTTCAACACGTTTGCCTTGATGTTGATGACTTCCGCAAAGTTCTCATAAACCTTGCTCTTCACTGCAAGCATCTGTTCTGACAGGCTGCGAAGTTCGGGGATGGCACTCTCAATCTCGCTGTCCACCAACTGGGCGTAAGCCTCACGGTCTTCCTTGCGCTTCTTAGCAGCCTTTTCCTTGGCTTGCTTCTCTTGGAACTGCTTGAAGGCTTCTGCCTCTTCCGCTGTCATTTCCACTGTCTGTTTCTTGTTTTCTTCCATTGTCTTATTGTTTTAAATGGGTTGTATTTTTAGGCATGAGGGATTCCATCCAAAGGGATATACATCACCATCCTGCCAGGATTGTTAACGTCTTCTTTTTCTTTCAAGCCACCTTTCTTCTTGATCGCTCTGAGCTTTCTTTGGAAATCTTCCATTTCGTCAAGTCGGATTCTGGCAAACTCCTTTCCACAAATTCGGGGATGCTTGCAGAACTCATTGATGCGCTGCCAGTCGGTTGTGTCCACGCCAATCTCTTGTATCAGCTTTAAGCAGATGCTGCGATTGCGTTTCAATCGTTCTTTTCGACCGCTCAGTTTCTCCAGACCGTCACAACAATCATTGTACTCTTGCCAAGTCATTTCCTTCAAGCTCTCTGTGCGTCCGAATGTGTATTGACTGACTATTTCCTTCTTGAACTCTTCACGGCTGCCACAATAGCAAGGCAGTTCGTTGAATGAGGCAAAGAAACGGCTAAAGTTCGTTACTTGCTGCTTCATGGCCGACACCTCTGTAAGTCATAAAATACTGGCGTGCCTCTTTCACGCTTGCAGCCATGCCAAGGGTCAAGTCTTCCGTCTCCAGTATTGGCACATTGTCGAAGCAAAGGAATATCTTGCCATTGAACTCTCTCGCCTGTAGTCTTGACATGGCTTCTTCTCTCACTTGCGCTGCACGTTTCTGTTCAGCATTTTTCTTGTAGTTCTCACGCATGACATGGAACCAATTACCGATTTTACTCATATTCGTTTATTTTTTAGTTTTCTTTTCATTGTTTGGTAGCCACGTTATTTCAATGATGGCTTTCATTTCTTTCTTGCCTTGGCATATCGGGCAAGGAACTTTCACACTTTCCCAGTTGGCATCACGTCCCCAGAAGTAACCATTGCCGTGGCAATATTCACATTCATGCCCTTGGCTCACTATTTTCTCATGGGTGACTTGGCATGATGGTGCAACCAGTTCTAACACCCTTCGTTCTTTACTCATCGTCTGCCACCTCCTTTCTCTCACCAAGATACTCACACTTCATGGCATCAAGCGACATATCGTTTAATCTGCCAGACAAGTCTCGGAACATCTGTTCTTGATCCAGGTAGGTAAAATCCTTTGTCTTGTCCTTGATGATTGCCACCAGGCTCTCAATCACTTCTTCCATAAGCTAAATTGTTTGATAAGTTACTTTTTCATACCCATGCCACTGGATAATTCTGTTTGCCCACATCAGGCTTTTTGTTTTCAGTACAAACTTGCCTTTATTCTTCTGTGAGCGCATTACATCCAAGTCGCACTCGTAATTCTGATCAAGCCATTCTCTCATAACCGACTTGCATTGCTCTGCCGTCATCAAGATGAAAATGGTGTCACCATCCTTGTATTTGTCCATACGCCTTATGTTTCGTTGCTTGTCTGTATTACTCCATCCTCCCATACGGTGAATGCCTCACCAGCCTCACCAATGGCACGACCTTGGCAATATGCCTTATATCCTTGCACTCTCACCTTCATACCTGCCATGTACTTCAATCGGGCTGCTGGTTTGCCAAGCGGTTGTCCCTTGTATTCCTGGCTGATGAATATGAAGCACTTTCGAGGAAAGTCATCTGCAAGTGTCTTGGCTTGCTCATAGCTCCAATTTGAATATTGGAAACTGTCAATGATGACAAACTTGGCACTCTTGCGTTTTTTAAGCCTTGCCCTTAGATCGTCAAGGGTGTCATCTGTTGCCACACGAAACTTGCCTTGCACCTCATTCATCTTGTAGCGGTTGATGCGGTCTTGAAAGCTCTTGCTCACACCTTCCTCATAACTCAGGTAAAGAACGCCACCATACGAGCAAAGTTCTTTGGCAAGCTGCATCACAAAGCTGCTCTTTCCGCTTGCGCTCGATCCTGACACAAACCATGTCTCTGTTATGCTTGGATAGCCAAACACCTTGCTCCATTTCTCACCCCAGGGAATGGTGACGTATGTCTTTGCTGCAATATCCCTGGGGCTGTATGCTCGCTTTGCCATCGTTATGCAAGTTTCAGTTTCTCAATCTCTGTATATACACGGCGCAAGCCACCATTGGTTTTTCTCACGATGGTTGCAATGTCGGCATCCTTTGGAGCGTTAGCCCTTGCCACCACTTCTGCTTGATGGCGCAAGAACTTGTCTCGCTCCTTGCCATCGTCTGGTGTAACCTTGGAGTATCTACCACCGTAACGGCTCAACATTTCGGTGTAACCAACTTTCTTACACTCGATGGAACGGTTTATCTTCTCTTTCAACCCATCTGCTCCCATCATGTACCAGGCACAACAGCGTTCTGTTGCATTCCAGAGGGCTTTGAGTTCCAAGAAAGCCTCATACTGCAAGTCTCCAGCTTCATCAAGGATGATAAGAGGGTGTTCGATGGAGCGAAGGTAATAAACCAAATCCTCGTACACATCAGCATAATGTCCCTTGCTGTCCACTCCAAACTCTGATGCTATCTTGCGAACCAACTTCAACTTGGTCTTCACTTGTGAACAGTCGATATAAACTGCATTCTTGTGACCTTGCACATAATAGCGTGCCGTGAAGGTCTTTCCAATGTTGGGGATGTCGCAAAGGATGCTGCTTTGCCCAGAGCCTTGACAGAACTCTATTTGCTTGGTGATATACTTGAAGGTCTCTGTTGGGGCTGCATTCCACTCTATTTCGTTGCGCAAGGCCACATTCAACTTTCTTGCAATGCTCAGCCAGTTTGCATCACTCAGAGCCTTTTCTGTCTGGCCATTCTTCAACATACTGTAGATGGATGTTGAAAGTCCAAGGGCGGTTGCGTGCTTTGCGTCACTTGGATAGTTTGACCTGTTGGCTGCTATCGCTGCCAGGATCTTTTTCTTTGTTGCTTCTGCTATTGTCATATTCTTAATCTTTAATCGTTGTTATAATGATGTTTGAACGGTGTTTAAAGGTCGGCCAAAGCCCTTTCCTCTATGCTCATTTCTGGCATATATACTTCATCGGATTCTTCTATCTTTGGCGGTGGAAGTACAAAGGTTTCCTCTGCCTCTTCCTTTGGCACATCCGACTTCATTACTCCAACCTTGCCAATGGCATTGTCCTTGACATATTTCGTGAATGAGGCAACTTTCTTCTGTTGCGCTTGGTATTTCTCCAAGTCTTCATCAGTCTGTTCTGCCATCACACGGTTGTAGGTTTCCACTCGTTCCACTTGGTCAATGAATCTGTCACCTTGAAAGATGAACACCTCTTGTGGCTTGCCGTCTGCATCTGGAATGTAGTATGCCGTCACCTTATTGTTGTTTGGCTCCAGACGTTCCAGCTTTTCGGTCTTGCTCAACCACCAATCTTCGTATGCCACTCTTACGGTGGAGTTTCTTCTGATGCTTGTTTCCACTCTCTCACCAATGTATCTTGCAAGCGTAAGTTTGTCAAGCGGTTGAAGGGTTGGATTGATGTTGGCAACAAGAACGTCCCATCTGCTCATGCCAGGGTACTTTTTTTGATTCGGATGCAAACTATGATTCCACTCATAACTGTCTTGGCGGTCATCAGCTATCAGTTGATCATAGCTGAAATATTCCTTATCCTCATACAGCTCATTGGTTTCATCACTGATTTTCTTGCTTTCCGTGCGCCACTTGCCTTTGCCATAGAAACGGCCAATGCCCTCATGGTTCTTGTGGATAATGCTGCGTTTCTTCGCTCCGTTCAAGTTCTCTGCATACTTCTCTTGCGAGTTCTGAGGCGCACAGAAATGAACAAATGGGAATGCAACACCAGCTTGCAGAAATCCGTCCTTGTATTGCGACATCAAGTGATTCTCAACCTCAATACCTGCTGGCATACCCCAACCGTTGCGTTCTATCAGCCGGAACATATCCCTAAAGCAGTCAAGCACCAGGATTTCATCCTTTTTCCTTGCGTAAGATGCGCCAATCACACATTGGCTGACCACATCATAAGCATAGTAAGCGTGAACCCTCTGCTTGGTGTCTTTCAACTTTCGTGTCAAGTCCACGTCATCCATTGTGATTTGGCTCAAAGAGAACTCACCTGCATGGCGGTGCATGTGCGGCATCTGTTCGTGCATGAAGGTGGTGTAACTCATAAGCTCATGTTCAATTAGCACCTTGTTTTTCGGTCGGTTCAAGTAGTTGGTGATTGTCGATTCACTCAAAACCTTTGGTTCACCGCTCTTGTCTGTGAAATCATCGGGGTTGAATAGTTCTCCAGTTTCAGGATCATAGACCTCTATTTCACCACAAACAAACGAATTGTATAGTTCCAAGACACTTGTGTTGAATGGCTTGTTAGGAAGTACTGCCAAGCCCAAAATCAAGCGTTCCGTCTTGTGATCAACCTTGCGTGCGCTTTGGTTTCCGAACTTGCCACTTATCAGACAGGCATAGCCAAACTTCTTGTATTCGGCTACTTTCTTTCTGAATCGCATGGTTGAAGCTGGTAGCGTATGGCCAAATTTCTCTTTGAGTGTTTTGATGGTGGTTGCCATCTTTTCCCAGTCGTATTTTTCTCCCATCAGCTTCTTTGATGCGCTTGCACGGTTGTAGAGCTTGATGCAAGTGTTCAGAACAGAGGCATTCACCACATATTCCTTCACTTTCTCTTGTGTGAGGTCAAGCCCAGTCTTGGCACGGTCGTTAAAGAACGCAACGGCTGCTTGGTCGGTCTCATAGTTGGACGTTATCCAACCTTCCAGTCTCACAGTGTCACCACCAGGATAAAGTTCATCCACCATTTTGCGGTAGATGGTAGGAATGCTATCAACGGCAACCAGAGCATAACGTCCTTGCCCCTTACCGCTACGCACCACATTGATGCGCTTCCTGGCAGATAGCTGCTTGTAGTTCGAGGCAGTCATTATGCCACCGTCAACAAGCTCACGTGCTGAAATGCAAAGTGTGTTACCGTAATACTCCATTTCTCACCTCCTTGATTATTCGGCACAAACAGGTCTTGCGTACTTTTTGTAAAGCTCTGGGGTAGTCAAGATGTCGGCATCCCTCTGTGTCCATGCAGCAAAGATGCTTTGGATTTCTTCCAGTTGCTTGATTTTCACATCCTGGTATTGCTTCATCATCTTGCCCTTGTAGAACACATCCACATTGCCATTGGCTTTGTTGCACTCAATCATTGCACCATTGGGGAAGTATTGGCGCATATAGCCATCTGCATCATGGATGGTCTCAACCTCTGGGGCAACTATCATCACAATGCCACCTTTCTGCTTGGCATATACACGGATGCGCTTTGCCTTGTCACTTTCGCCACGCTTTGCGTCAAAGTTCAGGGCATAATAAACCATTTTCCCTGTAACGTTGAACGCTGCCATGATGTCCTGGCGAACTTCTCTTGTTACGTCAATGTACTTTTTCATTGCTTCCATTTTTAATCGTTATACAAATCTTGTTTTATCTTTTTAAGATGCAAAATTCGTCTTTCTCACGCCTTTTTTGTATCTTTGGCGCGGTGTTCCTTTGGTAACACGGTGCAAAGATACAGAAATTCTGTATAATAACAAAATTAAATTCAGAAAATATGGAAGTATATAAGCAAATTTTAACGAAAAATGAGATAAATGTGCGCTTTATCATGGCTATTAATGCGATTTTGGACAAAAAAATGGTAAACAGCAAGGTTGATTTGGCAGAATCTCTGAACGTAAAGCCTTCTAAGTTTTCAGAAATTCTGAACGGTAGAATGAACGTAGGGGTTGATATGATAGCAACTTTATGCGACCTTTACAGAATTTCACCTGATTGGATTCTGATGAGCAGAGGGAATAATATGTTCCGTGAAACATATAAGATGCCTAAGATATGGGTTGATGATGAGCCAAGCGATTTAGATACAACTTTACCATCTACCAAGGAAGTAAATAATGCGCCACAGCTTTCTGATAACCCAGACATAGGCAAGCCATATTACGATGTTGATTTTATGGGAGGCTTTACAGAGGTCTTCAACTCTCAGAAAAGCGTACCAGACACAAACATTGTCATCAGAGGGTTCGAGAAAGCCGATTTGTGGTGTAATGTTACAGGTCATTCAATGGAGCCTAAAATCAATCATGGTGACATCATAGCCCTTCGCCAATGTACGCTGGATGATGTCCAGTATGGCGAAATATACGCTGTTGTGCTTGACACGATACGAACCATCAAGATATTGCGCAAGTCTGATGATCCTGACAAGCTCCGTTTCATCCCAATCAACTTGCAAGATTTCGATGAACAAGAATACCCCAAATCAAGGATATTGAACATCTTTGAGGTCATTGGTAGCATCAGCAAGTTCTTTTAACCTCATAGTGACACCCCCTTTGGTACTCCAAGTGGGGTGTCACCCCCTCTTTATCGCCTCAAAAGCCCTATATATTATATATAATAAGGTGTAAACTTCAAAAATCGTTGCTCACAAAGGGGTAGTTTCTTCACAATTAACCGCAAAAAGTGGTTAGTTTCTTCATTCAGCTTTTTGCATGCCAACGACCCCACTTTTGTAACCCTTAATTCTCGAAAGTGTAACCCTTAACTGTAACCCTTAGTGTAACCCTTACCCCAAAATCGCCACTTTTCAACACGAAAAAAGGGAGCCGTAAAGCCCCCTCATTCATATTCGGTTTGAATACCGTAAATAAGCCGTTCTAACGGCATTTTAACCATCATCCTTCATAGACCCCTTGGCGAGTGCCAGAAATGAGCGCAGATTGCTTTATAATAGCTCGTTTCGTGATTATTGACCCATTGCCAGATAGACCAGCATGAAGCAAGTAACTCTTGGTACAACCAACCTCCTCAGAGGTCAGCACGGTGTAAACCGCCGATATGCTTGAAAAGTAGAAGTCTTTCAAGCCATTATGTTTGCCCACAATAAGATGGACGTGTATAACTTTTGCCATATCTATTCATTTAAATTTCGGTGCAAATATACCAAATAATAATTATATGGAATAATTTTGCATTTTAAATAATCATAAAAGGGCAAAAATAAAGGGTAGCGATTGCCACCCATGCACACGCCCCATCATCCTCATGTAAGCCGTTTGTAAACCTCATTCAATCCTACCGCCCTCAAACGCAAGCCAGGTGGCCACAGAAGTAAACCAAAAATAAACCCATGTAAACGTTTCGTTTTGTGTCGCTCTTCATGCAAGATTATCGTAACTAACTATATTTCAAAGGCTTCACACGTTTTTGGGGCATAAGGCTTTATATACGCTTCGTTCTGTGCCCTTTACATACTGAAACAATGACGAATCAATGCATCACCTATATTCGGAATCAATTGGCGAATCATCGTAAGTTCTTCTTTTTCAGATAAAGAAAGCTCACGTTTTCTAGATACCAATGATTTTAACAGCTCAAACTTATCTTCCAAGAAAATACGAGCCTGTTCCCCGATGGTATATTTCAAAAAGAAGCCATCTGCCATAATACTATGAACGTTGGCAGCATAATAAGGTCTCTCACTTTTTGAGATAATACACCTACCATACTCATCATAGTTCATCTTGATAACCTGGGATGCCATAACATCAGACAGCATAAATGGTGAATGAGTACTAATCAGAACTTGCAATTCCGAATTTGGGTTACGTTTACTTAGCAAGACATTTAGATTTCTGATAAAAGTCCTGCACATTTCCGGGTGCATATAATTCTCAGGTTCATCCAGCAAAAGAATGAGATTGGGCTGAATGGCTTCCGAATATTTTTGTCCTTGCGTCAATATTTTAACTTTTACTCCATATTCTTCCAACACGCCCCATATCTTAGCATATTGATACTCACCAGAACTTACATAAGTCCAATGATAAGGTAACAGACATTTTGTAAAAACACCAATTTCGTCTGGTCGATATTGCTCCATCCGTTCAAACACTTCGCCCATCACAGATTTTTCACTAATATCTATATCCATTACAGGTATAGAGAACTCTGTATCTGTGAAGTATTTGTCATCCATCTTACTTAAAAGATGGAAAAAATCTCTAATATCAGAACCAATCTGCCAAACAAGTCCTCGATTACTGGTTTCTTCATCAGTATGGTAATCAATATATTGGCATAACCAATCAATACGTTTCAAAATACCTATTTTCTCTCCATCAGGCAATTCTCTAGGGTCTTCAACTCCCAAATCATATACCATGCCGGCATATCTGTAGTATTTTTCAGGAAACTCATAATCCACCTGTTCAGCCCACTTACGCAAATATATGGCAAAATCTACCATCAAGTCATGTATAAAACGACTCTTGGGAGTAGATTTCTTATCAAACTGTACTGGCTTGTCGTATTGCCCGCTACGAAGATTCTTTTCCTTTTGCTCTTTCGCTCTATCCTTATATGTCCAATACTCTTTTTTTACCAGTTTTTCATCCAAATCAGAATGGATTTTATTCTGCCAGTTATTCCATTTAATAACCAAAGAGGCCTTTCTTTTGATACTTTCTTCTGCAAAATGACTCAAGTACTCTTTTAAGAAATCACATTCCATAGAAATACTTGCCTTACCATATTGAGCAATTATTCTTGGGATAAATGTATCAGTATGATACACCCCTTCCTGCCTTTCATCTTCGTAAGGACAGTTTGCAAAAGCATATCTATCAAAGGCATTGACTATATACGTATTCTCTTTATCCGCTTTAGTTGCAGGAGTAGTGGAAAGAACCACATGCTTGTCAAAATCATATGTGAAATAATATGCACGTTTCTTATGACCAAGACCTACTTCCTCAGCAAAAAAGGCATTTCCATCATGCATTTTATACAACAACAGATAAGCATCACTAGCATCAGACTCTATTCTGCGCCACTCGTCCATACCAATTAGTTGCAGGAAATTGGTTTTACCAGACCC